AAATTCCGATAATAACGATGGTGACGAAGTACCAAAACGTAACTTGACCACCGAAGAACAAGACGAGGTTAATATGTATCGTTTGGGTCAGCAAGACTTGGTATATGACAACAAACCTTCACAAAGATTCGAGGATAGGATGAAAGCAGATATGGGTGACACTCTTTATAAACAAAGACAAGATAAGTTGGAATTCCGTGCTAAAGCACCTATGTATAACAAAGACCCACAACCAATTGAGGATACAACAGCAAAGAAAGTTCAATTTGATAAAGAACAAACTGGTTGGAATGAAAGAGTTGGTCTTAAAGAACATATGATTACTGGTAGGTATCGTGATTTGTTGAATAAAAGTCGTATTATTGATTTTACTTTAAACGAAGTTGCCTCAACCACATCAACAGATGAGTTATTTAAATTAGACTTTACTGGTCTTGGAAATGCATATATTAGCAGAACAATTGACAATAAAGTAAGCGTTAATGAGAGTGTTAGTGATGCGTTAACTTCACATAGTTATTATACTGACGGTAAAAAGGTATTTGCAGTTAAGAATCCAAAAGTAAGTTTAAATGAAAATACTACAGCAAAACCAATTGTAAATGAGCAAGTAAACAAAATGAAACACTTGCTTGGCTATAAACCAGATTCTTTCGTTAATACGAATAGTACAAAAAGAAATAGAGGTTTCTAAAAAATAATAAAACATATTGAAAAGGGATGCTAATTTAGTGTCCCTTTTTTTTATAAAATTTTATAAAATACAGTATTTATAATAAAATTAAAGCTATGACAACAATATCAAAAAATAGAATAAAAGAATTAGATTGTGTTTTGGGTTTAGATTGTTCTAAATACCAAAAAGATATTAATTGGGCTAAAGCAAAGGCAGATGGAATAGAGTTTGCAATAATAAAAATTACCGAAGGAACTACCGTAAGCGAAGATGGTTCATATAACGTCAAAGCTAGAGTTCAATCAGCTCAACAGAATGGTGTTAAAATTGCTTATTACCATTTTGGAAGACCCGGTAATGTTTCTGAACCTGAAGCAGATGCTACAGAAGAGGTTAGTAATGTAATGAATCACCTAAAGCTATTACCACAAGCAGATTTACCATTTGTGTTAGACATAGAGTCATATTCAACCACTATTGTATGGGATAACAAGATTGAGCACATGGATAGGTTTATTACCACATTCATTAATGGATTGAAAGGTAAAGGTATATCTACAATAATTTATTCATATAAATGTTTTATTGATAGTAATACAACATCAAAATTCGGAAGTTATCCTTTATGGATAGCGGCATACCCAAATAATCCAGAAGCAACACTTCCATTGATACCCAAAGGTTGGACTGATTGGAAAATTTGGCAATATACTGATAAAGGAGCTATTGATGGATATGCTGGCGACATTGATTTAAATATAATGAAAAAAGATTATTTTGATTCATTTTAAATGAAAAGTGGTAGCGTTAAAAAATATACTGTTATTAAAGATAGAGTCGAACTATATAAAGATTTTACATTAAATTTATTATATTGTATAGATTTTTATTATGTTGACTATGACAGCATTCACGAAGATAAGGATATTAATAATCACTTTTTGTTTTGCTTTAATAAAGTATGTGATGAATTTAAGGAAGAGGAAATTGATTTTAGTACTAATGCTGAATTAAAAAAATATTTTCATACATACTATTATCATCAATTTTATAAAATTAAGGGAACTAATGACGATGTTTCTTTAACATACCATGAAAATTTTTGGAATGAAATTTTCAATATTGAAAAGCAGCCGAATTTAAATATTTTGAAAATTCTCGTTGAAATATATTCAATATGTGACAAGTCAATAAACAATGAAAAAAATATTTTAGAAAAAGTGTAAAAAACACTTGCATCTAGTATTTAAAATTACTACTTTTACGGTAGAAAAAATAATATTATTAAATAATTAAAATTTTATGGCAAATTTGAAACTAGACCTTATCAATAAGGTAAACAACGACAAGTATTTTGAAGAAAACGAATTGGTTCGCTTGGCACAAGACTCAACTATGAATTACAGGGAAAAAATAGAAGAAATCGGTATTATTCTTGAAAATCTTGCACTTTTGAATGCACAAGCGGGATTGATTGAAAATTACTTTCAAGAACCTGTTGCAGCACAAGGTGCACCCGTACCACAAGGTGCACCCGTACCACAAGGAAACGCAGGTAACGGTCAAAGTCACAGAGAATAAAAAATGAATATAGCTGATGAAATATATCGGTTTTTATTCATATCTTCCATCATTTTTATGGTTTATGTACTAGGTGACTTAGCCATAAAAATGTATGGAAGATTTAAATTAAAAATAGAGGCAAGATTTAAGCTCACTAATACTGAGAAAATTATTTTTTGGCTGTCTTTAGCAATGTTTTTTACATATTTAACATATTTAAAAAAATGAAAGTAATTGAAAATGCGTTAGAACCAATTAGTAGTTTTTTAATATCGATGACGAGAAATACCAAAGAAGGGTGGTATGAACTTGAGATAGGCATACCAAACAATTGGGTATTTGAAGATAATGACAATATCATGTGTGAAGTCATAGCACAAATAGATGAGGGAAAATTCATTAAAATATTACCTAAAAACTATGGTGTTGTTGCGGATGATTTGGTTAAGTTTGTTGAAATTATAATTCAAACCAACGAAAGAATTTCTGCGAAAGAAAAAGAATTCACAGATAAAATGGAGCAAATGAAAGCTCAATTGGAAAAGGAAGCCAAAAAATTCTATGAAGAACTGGATGATCTTAAAGAAAAATCATTCAAGCATCTTCAAGCACCTGTTAAGATTAATTTGACCGAAGAAAAGAAAACGACTAAGAAAGAAAGAGTCAAACCAATTACAGGGGCTACTAATTAATTAAAATCATCTACTATGATTGGTGATAGACATCGGATTGTCGATAAAGACGATGAAATTGCATATGAAGTACTTTCAGTACATTTAACTGAAGATACTGAAAGAAAAAAGAAAAAAGCAGTTCTTGAAATAGAAGAACTAGGCATACAGCTCCTTGCCGAAATTGATAGAAAGAAATCAAAACAGAAAATAATACAACTGAAACTAATTCCGTATATTCTTAAAAAAACAAAAGATAAATATACCAGAGAAGAATTAGAAAGTTATAGTTTTGATGATATTATAAAAATTCACGATGAAATTAAAACTGAAGATTCGCCACTTATTAAAATCTTCCAATTTATTTTTAATATTTAACTTTCGAATATCAAATTTTATTATTACCTTCGCATATTATTAATCCATAAAATTATAAACAAATGGCACTATTTGATGATGTCTTCAATAAAGCGGGAATATACGACATGTTATTCTTCAACATTAAAACGGTTCTTGAACACCCAACATTAAAAGACCTTAAGGAAAACAACAAAGCAATGTTTGAGCGTTGGGAGTATATTCACGAAACCAAATACAGTAATGTTGATGGCGATGTTGAAAGGGTAATGGAATCTGCATATAAAAAGAATGCGGTATATTATCCTGAATTTGCTAAAATTGTTGCAATTTCATATGCAACTCTTTATGTTGAGAATGGAAACATTAAAAGAGATTTTAAGAAGATTATGAATCTTGATGAACGTGTTGTAATTGAAACATTCTTTGATGAATTACGTCTATTGTCAGGTGCTGCCACAAAATCAACACCATCTTTCTTTCCACCAATGTGTGGTCATAACATTATAAGTTATGATATTCCTACATTGATTAAACGATTTCTCTTAATCAATTCTAAAGAAAAGAACAGCCAATTACCTTTAATACTTAAAAGATGTTTGAATATTAAGCCTTGGGAATCAGGTATTATTGATGTGGTTAATGTTTGGAAATTCAACGGATTTGAGCATACTTCATTAATGCTTATTAGCGATTATCTTGGCTTAAAGAAAGTTGTGGATTTATTACCTCTAAATGAATTATCTGAATATTTTTGGGATAATATTAATGAAAACCCAAAACAAACTTTAGATTTCATGGGATTACAATCAGCAACTCAAACAAATCTCGTAATTCAGTTAATGAACGAACTTAGACAAATCTAAATCTGTACATTGACCAAACAAAAAAGGGATAAATTTAATTTATCCCTTTTTTTGTACATTGTGGGTTCATAAAATATCTTTATCATTCCAACATTGAGGTGAAACATTATTACCATCAAGAAAATCTTCTGGTGAGCCACCATCAATACCAATCGGATTAGTAAATCGTAAACCACCTGATATTATAATATCAGAAACCCACATTTCATCATTTCCATTAATATCGTCAACATTAAAATTCGTTGGGTGAAACATTCCACATATTATTACAATTGGGTCGCCATTTGTTAATTTTCCTTTTCTAACTAGATATTTACCTCTTAATATTCGTTCCATAATATAATTATTTGTACATTGTATGCTTATTGAAGCCATCTAGGTTGATTATGCTCGATTTTAAGCCATAATATTGTTTTAGCTTCCACTGGCAAGTCTTCATAGATATAATGGCTAAAATCGCCCTTAATTTGATAATATGATAATAATTTAGTCTTTATCTCTGGAGTTAGTCTATTCCAGAGTTCTTTTGATTTAATATCTCTCTCGTTGGTATCCATTTTTAAGCCCATTTTAAAACATCCACGAATTTGCCTTCTATTTCCTTTGCATCATAATATTCATCGAAATCTGATTCTGCCATGTATGCTCTATGCACCCTTTTTTCAGCATATAACATGTATTCGAACATATCCACCATTGTGTAGAAAAATACATACATTTCCGTTTTATGGTTAAAAAGATAGATAAAACTTTCTTTAAATGCATTATCATCATCAAAGTTTAATAAAACACCTAATGTTTTGGTTTTATCTGAAAATTCTTCTTCATGTATTGTTCTGATGTGTGTTATCATGTATGTTTTTTTTGTAATTTAACTGATTTTGCCGATTTCGATAATATTCTCTCAATTACTTTTTCTGGTGAAAATTGAAATAAGAATGTTTCACCAATTCTATTGAACCCACATTTGTTTGCAATTGAGAATAATTTATATTCGTTTATTTCTTTATCGTCTTTTTCATTGAATTTATCAAGCGAATAATATTCCGATGCAGGTATTTTCGTGATAGAATCATCACGTATTTTTCCTCTAAGCTCAATCGAATGGAGATTATAATAATAATCTTTATTAATCACATAATCTTGAAATGGCTTAACTATTGCAACTATCATTGTTTTATCATTATGAAAGTCTCTATAAACCATTTCAATGAATTCTTCTGTTATTTCTTTTTTACGATAATTCTCATGCAACACCAATGAGGTAATTAAAACAATTTTATCATATCGATAAATATCGATTAATTTATTTGTTGCATTTGATAATTCCCCATATATGTCATCATCTTCATATGTTTTAAATAATTTTGCTATATCAATGCTTAATAATTTACTTAACCTAATATCCCAAGTGCTTATACTATACTCTCCAACTATAAGTGGCATCATATTAGATGAAACTCTTAATTTTGTTATAACACCCTCATATTCAGTTATAATATTTTCGTTTTGATTAATTAAGTCAAAATTTTTTCTATAACCCTGCGTTTTAAATGTAAGGTCAGACCATAATTCAAAATTATTTTTATCAATCATAGTAATTCATGGGATTTACCCATTTTTTTTAATAATTCCATGAAATATGTTTTTATTTCGTCTTTATGAAGAAAGTCTTTCGGCTCTAAGAGACTTAACATTCTATCACACCAATATATCTGTACATTATACTTATGCATATCATTAATAAATTCATTAAGCGTTCTGGGAAATGGAACTGTGGACATTGTGCTAAGTTTACCAATATTGATAATATAATGGTTAGGATAAAATTCAAGAACAATTTTTTCATCATTGGTGAATTTATACCAACCATTCATATCCTTTTTACGCCAACCCTCAAATAAATTTTCTTCAGAATTTAACATATCAACGGTAAATGATTGTTCAAGAAACGTCTTAAACTTCTCACTACCAATCGTTTCAATAAAAGGTACTGCTCTATTCATTTAATTTAAATTCTCCAATTGCTAATACCATAATATTTTTTGGCAATTTTTTAGTCTTTAATTCATTCATGATTATTGAATTGGTTATATTATCTGAAAAAATTTCACCGACATTTAGCCAACTGCGGTCTTTAATTTCAAATAATTCTTTATCCGTATCAGCATCAATAAATTTAACACTAATTCTCGGTGTTTCTTTTGAATATCTAGCCATAATATATTAATTAACTTCTTTAACAGTTTCCAATTCTTCAGTATTAACACTAACAGTACTCAAATCCTCTACACCACCACCTATTAATTTAAATATGTCAAAGAATAAAACTTTTACAATCCAAATGATTGCCACCCATTGAAAATATCCAATTTCAACTTTGAATGTGGGAAATAATAAATATTTCCATAGCATATAAACCATAGGACTGATAACAAATGATTCTAGCAAATAGTAGAACATGACAGGAAAAATATACGCAACGTTTTTTAAAAAATTCATGATATTTATTTTAATTTAATGTTATATGTTTTTGATAAATATAATAATGCTTCGGCATTAGCAACACAGTCTTTTAATGGATTATGGTTGCTTTCACTAATTCTATGCTGTTTCCATTTATAATACAAATCATGTTCAGCACCACAAAACAAATCCCCTATTCTACGTGAAGTCCACCCAAATGGATTTGATCCATAGAATTTGTGGAAATAATAATTAAGACATATCCCAAAATCATATCCGTTGTTATCAGATATACCAATTGGTTTATTTCCCGCATTTATTTTCAACCAATCAGCAAATTCTTTCATCACTTTTTCGGGTTCATCAAAAGTTAAATGTTCCTCTCTTGAAAAACCACTCACAGCTAATGCTTCAGGGTCAAAGTTATCTGAAATTGGTCTCATCTTACCGTAAAATACTTTGGACAATGTTGGTTCAACAATTACTGCTGCAAAACAAACAATTGAATAGTCTGGCATAAATCTACCATCAGACTCAACATCGACACATACCAGTTTACTCATGTGTTTTTAACAAAACATCGTTAATAGCTTGTACAAACATTTCTTTGGACAATGCACCTAATGCCATTTGGGGTCGTTCACCAAGTGGAATAAATAAAAGAGTTGGAATACTTTGTATTCCAAAAATTCTTGCAACTTCCGATTCTTCTTCGGTATTTACTTTATAGAAATCAACATTAGGATATTCGATGCTGAGTTCTTCCAAAATAGGTGCAATCGTCTTACATGGGGAACACCACGATGCCCAAAAATCAACAATGGCGGGTTTCTCACCCTTAAATGACCATTCACCTTGTGTATAGTCAAACACTTTTTCTTTGAAGGTCTCAACCGTTAAATTTTCCATTCTAATTGTTTTTTAATTTATTATTTATTTTAAAGCACCATTAATGATTTATAGTGTTCGATAAATTGTTTTGCCCCATAATCAGACTTCTCTTTGCTTTCAAAAACAAGATGACTCCCAACAGTTGTTACATATTGTGCATCGTGTTTTACTGAATCCACCAAACTAAATTTAGGAAATGTTGTAAACACTGGATGCCACTTTTGTTGGAACGTATCATCCCAATCAGGAAAATCTTTGTTATTATTAATTGCCTTAATAATAATTTTTAACTCACGATATGCAATCTCATCGGGGAATTGCATTCCAACAAACAATAAATCGCCCTTATTGGCATCATCAAATGTTTTAATTTTCATATAGTCAGCTTCGTCTTCAACGATTTTAGCCTCAGCTATATTTACATCACTCTTGTCTAATCGAATTGTTTTCATATTTCACATATTATAATTAATTGTGTAAAAATAATCAATTTTAATAAAATAAACAAGGATAAATTTATTTTATTTTCCCCGAATAGAGATTAAACTCAAAATCTCTCATTCGTTTCAGGTTTTTGTTTTCTTTTCCATTTGCTTTTACCCATCTCTCAAACTCTGCTTTAATTTCTTCCAAAAGCTTATTCCCTTTCACATACAATAATAATCTACTTTTTAAAAACATTCCCTCCCCAACATTAAAAGCAAATGAAGCAAGTGCCAATAGTTTTTCAGGAAAATTATGCTCATTAAATCCAGTTTCTTTACGGACGAAATTAATTGCATTGTCATAATCATTCTTTAATATACTGTCTGCTTGCTCAATTGTAATCTCACTTTTTGTGAAATTCTCACCAATTTGATGACCATAGCCAATAGTTCGACCTCCCACACCATTGTATGATTTAAGTCTTAATCCTTCAAGTTTTTTGAGATTCTCTATTACTATTGAATATAATCTATCGTATGAGATACTGTTAGTAATAGAATAAATTGTGTCTTTTCTTAATTTATCTTCTTTAACTTGTGCCCTTAGATTAAATGCGAACAGTAACGCAATTGATAATAAAAGTAATCTTTTCATAATTTGCTTTATTAATTTTGTGTTAGATATCTTTCATTTTCTTCTTTCGATTTCAAATAAAAAATTTTTGCAAAGATAGTACTTTTTCTCAACTCTTTGCTGTTTTTGAGAAAAAAATGTAATTCACGTAAAAGATAAATACTTTTTTATTGCAAATAAGATAATTTTAGTTATATTTGCACTGAAAATCAAATGAGCAGAATTTTCAATTTTGATTGAATTGTATCATAGTCTAAAACAAAAACACTTAATAATTAGATAGTTATGGCAGAAATAGAACCAATGTTGTTGTCGTTACCCGATTATACGACCAACGCAAATGTAGTTAAAGATTTAGTGATTCGGCATCTATGGAAAGATGGTGTAATTACTGAAGAACAAGCTGATGAATACGTGGAAAAGATGGGTGTTGTTATTATAAAAAGTGGTTGGTTTAAAAATTGGATCAAGAAGTTCAAAAAAGAAGAAAATATTTGGACATACAGATTGGTTAGATTAGAGGAGTAAATAGTAAAAATCATTCATATGAAATTTTTAATTCAAAAAGTCAACGGAAAGGTAGTACACGATTTTGCTTTCACATTGTTGGAAGCAACTAGATATTGTAAATGGTTGGGAAATGAGATAAAGGTTAAGTATCTTAATTATATTGAGGTTACAGAACCTGATGATATTTACCCAATTCAATTCAAACCATTACATAAAACTTACATACCAATAGGTAGTGTTGAATTTGTTACTGAGTTTTTAGGTTATTTTTATGGAATTACACCCAAACCAATTAATGTGCCGTTAGAATTATTTCCATTTGCATATAGACAAATTTTTAATGGGAATGAAAAAGATTTGAAAGGTAAGATGTTTGTTAAATCAAACACAAAAATAAAAGATATTTGTGGAATATTTAATGAAGGGGAATATAAATTACCAATTGGTGATTATCAATTCAGTGATGTTATTTCGATTGATGGTGAGTGGAGAGCATTTATATATAAAAACAAATTGGTTGGCTTACAGAATTACTGTGGTGAGTTTACCAAGTTCCCCAATGTGAAAATACTTAAATTAATGATTGATGCATATGCCCCAACAGCACCTATTGCATATACTTTAGATATTGGAGTTAATGATGGTGGTACTTTTGTGATTGAATGTCATATAATGACATCTGTTGGTCTATATGGATTTAGCGATATGGCATTGCTTCCAAGAATGTTTCAAGCATCATTTAATGAAATTTTAATTAACAATAAAAAATAATGACATTTTCAGAATTTATTATTTCAGAAAGAAGTGAAGTTTTTTACTGGGAATCTTTGAAACAGATTGCTAAATGTAAAAGCACATTGGAAGAATGGTTTGATCAAATGTATTACAATTGGAATTTATTATATAATAATAAATAAATGAAAAAACTTAAAGTTGGTGAAACCGATGTGGATATTACTTATGAACAAGCAATTGTACTGCACAATGCCAGTGGAATTAATTGTGAAAGAACGTACATAGTCCCATATCCATTGGGAATAATTGAACAAACTGGATTCTTTTCTAGAAAATTTTACAACCAAAAATCTTGGTGTTGTTTGGCATGTAAATGGAAAAGTGAAATTATGACAACGAGATTTATTTAAAATAATTCAAGTTCTTTGTAACAAATTAAATTTGGTTACGTATAAATATTAATATTAATAAATATGATTATGACAGTTAAGGACATTAAAAGATTTCCGAAGCTTTATAAAAAGACTTCAACAGGCGCAACCCAAGAATGGAGTGTTGCAGTGTTTGACAATGACGGTAAAGGAGCAATCGTCAGTTATTATGGACAAGTTGGTGGAAAGATACAAGAGAGTACCCAATGGGTAAATGAGGGTAAAAATGGGGGTAAAAAGAATGAAACAACCCCAATCTCACAAGCGTTGATGGATGCCGAATCAGATTGGACAAGACACCTTAAAAAAGGTTATGTTCAAAACATTGATGACGCTAAAGCAGGTGTAGTTGATGACATTATCGAAGGCGGTATCTTCCCTATCTTAGCTCACAAATTTAGTGAACAAGGACATAAGATAAAATACCCTGCACTTGCACAACCAAAGTTGGATGGTCACAGATGTACGTCACAAAATAACGATGAAAATGGTGTAGATACGTCAACACTACCTATTATGGGACGTGTGTTTAAAACATCTTTATGGAGTAGAACACGTAAACCAATTAAAAGTGTACCACATATCATAGAAGCTATTGAAAAAAGTTTCATTGACACTAAATTAGATGGTGAGTTGTATAATCACGATTACCATGCAAATTTCGAAGATTTATCTTCATTTATAAGACAAGAAGAACCAATCGAAGGTTGTGAAGTGGTTCAGTTTCACGTATACGATATTCCTCACCCAACAATGACGAACAAAGAACGTAACGAAGTGTTACAATCTTTAATACCTGTATTCGAAGGAACACCGATACACATTGTTGAAACACTTGTGGTAAACGATGAAGACGAATTGATGGATGCTTTCGAACATTTTCTATCCCTTGGATATGAAGGTGCTATTGTAAGGAATATGGATGGTTTGTATGTTAATAAACGTTCATATGATCTACAGAAGATAAAAGAGTTTGACGATGCTGAGTTTAAAATCATCGCAATCAAAGTTGGAACTAAAGGTAGCATGGCAGGTAAAGCTGTCTTCACTTGTGAGATCAAAGAGGGCGATACTTTCGATGCCAAAATGAAAGGCAGTCTTGATGAACTGAAAAAGTATGCTGACGATCCATCACTTGTATTAGGTAAGATTGTGACAGTTAAGTATCAAGGCTACACCAAATATGGTAAGCCAAGATTTCCAGTTGCGTTAAGGTTCAGGGAAGACATTTAAATTATTATATTATGAATTACTTTAAAAAACGTAGAGAAAATAAGGAAAAGAAAATATTAATTGATTATTTAAATAATTTAAATGATCCGAATGCGCAATATCCTTATTGGTATATACCAATACATCAAAATAAAATTGATTGGATCGAATGGCTTATTGGTTATTACGAAGGTAGAACTGCTTCAACACCAAAAGAATTGCTAGAGGCATATTTAGACCCAATACATAAAACACAGTGTCATGATTATTCAGCACTTGTTTCTGAATTAGAAACCATTAAATTTATTTATCATTGGGTGTATTATAAACAAATAACAGGATTTTAAATTAAAATATATGAAATTCAAGACACTAAGAAAAATAGACACCAAAGAATTTGTACATATTTATGAAATGTTTGATGTGTTTGACCTATCCACAAGTGAAATGCCAGATTTAATGACAGCACAAACCACAATGGAAGACTTGGTAAAATATTATAAATTTTCACCCATTGAATTAAATATTGAGTTAGTGGAATTAGATATTAATATATCTGGTGAAATTGGTGCAGATATTCGCAATAAATTAACTCCTGTGAAAAATTTAATTGCAATGATTATAAATATACCGCATGTTTTTAGAAATGGGGATGTTAAAACTCAGGCATTAATTAAAAAGGAAATAAAAAAATGTGAAGAGTCTATTAAATACCTCACAAACTTACTATAACGATAATGTATTTATTATATATGAAAACTCCCTTACATAATTATTACTATTGTCCTACTGAGCAATATGATTGTCCATATTCGCAAAAGTTGCATTTGGGGAAAATTATGAATATTCGGGAAATTGCAGAATATGCATCAAGATTAGGTTGGGAATATGAAGTTTTGTTACCTATGATTCTTAGAGCTTATCATAATGATGGGGATGCTGGCGTTATGGCTATATTTTATCAAATGACTGATCGTAGAATAGATAATATAAGAAGGGGACATTATATCATGACATACTATATTTAATATGGAAGTGAGTAAAATTTATTTGAATTAGTTAATAAAAATAGTATATTTAGCACACTTAAATTTAAGTGTCTAGTATTTATAATAAAATTAACTAATTATGGAAAATAATTTTAAAAGAATATGTAGAAATTGTGGAAAAGAACTTTTTTATAAAAGTAAGGATAGTTTTAATTTATCTAAGAAAATTAATGGGTTATGTAGATCGTGTGGTGGAATAAAATTAAAAAATGATAATGGTAGACAAGGTAATTTAAAAATATTATTAGATGATTCATATGAATCATTTTATTGGATGGGATTTATCTTAGCAGATGGTTGTTTTCATAAAAATAGATTAAAAATAGGGTTAAGTCCAAAAGATAAATATCATTTAGAAAAATTTGTAGAATATATATCACTTAAAAATCCTATTATTGAAAGAGAGGTAAGTGTTTCTATTTCAATTAAAGATTCTGTTATTTCGCCTATGATATGTGATAAATTTGATATAAAACCTGCTAAAACATATAATCCACCATTAACAATAAGTAAATATAATATAGATTTACAATATTGTTTATTAGCTGGATTTATAGATGGTGATGGTGGAATACAAAAACAGTATAACCGAGAAGATTATATATTAACAATTAAAAATCATGCAACTTGGATTAATATTTTAGAAGAATTTAATGAACTAATAGATGGAACTAAAAAATTTACAAAAATAAATAAAACTGGATATGCTAGATTAATAATATCTAATAGCGAAATATTAAAAAATTTAAAAAAAAGAATTGAATTATATAATCTTCCTTTAATGAAAAGAAAATGGGATATTATAGACTATAATTATCAATCAAGTGTAAAAAAATCAAGTGAGTTAAAAAATTTAGTGTTAACTGAGTTAAAAAATGGTATGAAACCAAAAGAAATTAAAATTAAATATGGTACATCATACCCAAATATAAGTAGAATAAAAAGAATTTACTATGAAAAATAAAAATTTGGAAGTGTCTGCTGTTGACTGTAGTAAAATATGGTTTACAGCAGACACGTAGTTACGCATTTTTCACATACAAACATTATTAAGGGAATATCACGATGGACAGATAAATCTGGCTGTAGAGATTTTAATGATGTTTGGTATCACAATCAAACGTTATTAAATAATATCAACAATACCGTTGGTGAGGAAGATATATTATATTTTCTTGGAGATTTTAGTTTTAATGGACACATTAATATTGAAAAGTATCGTAATTTAATTAATTGCAAAACAATTCACTTTATTGTGGGCAATCACGATAATAATTTAGTTAAACATAGAGAATACCACAAATTATTTGCCTCAATACTTCAAAGAAAAACAATTGTTATTGAAGATTACACCATTTTATTAAATCATCGAGCCATAAATGATTGGGATAAGGGTAAGGAGAAAGATGATAAATATTTCCATCTCTACGGGCACTCTCACGGAAGTTTTCAAAATGAGGGACTATCAATGGATGTTGGTGTAGATTGTCACCCTGAGTTTAGACCCTTTTCTTTTGAAGAAATTAAATTATTTATGGAAAAACGCAAAATAGTTTAAAAAATCTTTGCATTTATTGTAACATTTCATATCTTTGTTTCGTAAAACAAATATTAACATTTAAATTTTATAAAAATGAAAATTTTCGGACAGATTGTTGCGGTCATATTAGGACTGACTTTGTTGGTGTTTCTTGGTTTTGGGATGAAGAGTTGTAGTATCTTTCAAAAACATGTCTATAATAGCATGGAAAACGCTGTTATTAGTTATGATGAGTATCAGGATATTTACAATACCTGTAAACAACTGAATGCCGACCTTGGGGTGATTAAAGATACTCCCGACACCGATGCGCAATTTGCACAGTTTTCGAAATCTCAACGTATTAATGCAATTAAGATGAATCTTAATCGTTGGATTGGCGAATATAATGCAAAGAGCAAGCATATAGATAAAAAATGGTGGAAGAGTGAGTCTTTACCATATGAGTTAAGTACAAATCAATATTCGAATTATTAAACAATGAAGTGTGTAAAATTTATTATGATTACCCTTGTATTATTCATGGGAATCACTGCCCAAAAGTGTGAAGATGGTACTCCAAGAAATGATACTGCTATTAAAGAGCAGGCTCATACTGAAATGAACCAATCAATCTTATTGCAAAATCAGCCACTCCCAACAATTACATGGAGTATGGAAAGAGACAACCTGACCAAACTTAAAAAGTTACAGAATGATCGCACCATTAACTTTTTTATGTATATATTCAATGAGGGCATTCAAGAGCCAATTGGATATTACCAAGTTAACAAGGTTAGTTCAGTAAACAGTCAACTTAGTAATCCACAACAAATTATATCTGGACATAATAGCAATAATGATTTGCCTGTAGGTACAGTTGCTGTAATTGACAGTCCCTCTGAAGATGGTAGCTATGGAACAAATGGTGATGCTGTATTTGGATTCACCCCCGAAGGAATATGTATTCAAACTAATATGCACTATATAACTAGTACAGTGCCACTTAATTTTCCTCGTCCTGTTATGAGACTTGCCATCATAAGTACTAAAGAAGCACAGACGCTTTTAGATGCCACAAAGAAGGCTATGCAATAACAACATTAAATATAAACTGATAAGTTCTTTGAAAATATTAAAAGATAGTTCTACTCTTATTGAATGAATCACTAACTGTCTACTGACTGTGGTTTAAATGAAACTCAGGGTTAATCATTCAGAGAGTACTAATAAACTAATTGAGGTGTCATATTCATACATGTCCCACCCACTAAAGCAGGTGTCAGTATTAGGAGTACGCAATTAGTTTTCATTAATGTGGTTAAAACCTTGGCAGATAGGAAGTGAACAAATAAGGCAATCGAAAGATGCAATAGTTCACAATACCACAAATAAGATGATTGTGGGTGAGTACAGTGACTCTTTAATTGGTAACGATTATTGGTAGAGGTAACCCACAATCAATTTTAACCCTAACTCTTTGTCCTGTACCCTTGTATGTGATTTAGTTCATAGAAACTCGGATAAGTTCAGCAGGAATTAAAAGGGTAAGAAATTAAGAGCGGGTTTTAGTTGATGATTAATCAAAACTGTTTGAGTAACGATGCCGTCCATTCATACGCATCGATGAAGTTTCAGACGAATCTATATTATCGGGATTGGCTATCCTATTTAGTAATAAGCAAGCGATAAGGGGTTTTCAAAGTGTGGTTAGTTTTACCCTATTGCGAAAAATGGTCAGGTGGCGAAATTGGTAGACGTGGGACTCTGGGGAAACCGTAATATTCAGAGTGTGATAAAGGTTTCATACAGGTTCGAATCCTGTTCTGACTACAGGGAGAGAAAGGACGATGCTTGCAACTTCTCTACGATATGAAAGTATGATACAAAAAGTGAGCACGAGCTTAGAACATACTCGTAACATGATTCTAGACAGCTCGGAAAGACGAGCAACATGGTCGGGTAGTTGAATTGGTATAACGGCTGGCAAGTGAGTAATAGAGTAAGCGTAGGAAAATTGCACTGCTCCGCACAATGCGTCACAACTGGCATCCTTTGCAGGTTCGAATCCTGTTCTGATCACAATGACAAGTCTGAAATGAGCAAATCAGACACGAAGGCTGGGATAGCTTTGCTCCGTATAAAAAACTAGATGTTCCCAGACAAAGGAAAGTTGTTGACTAAACCTAAGTTTGCTGGTTTGATAAATTAAACTAGTTTTTAATGGTTAGGAAAAGTTGGCATCAGAATGAACAGTTGCAAATGTTTCACTGAGTGTAGGTTCGAATCCTATTCTAACCACAAATTTAAATTAAAGATTATGAAAAAGTATTTTATTGGATTTGGAGTTATTGTATTATTACATTTATTACCATATTTAATGCTTAACGATGCAAATATGGTTGCAAACATTGAAACAGCAATATTAATTCCAGATGTACTCATTCTTGGATTAGTATTCACATCAGAAAATAAAAAATAGTATGTGAAATTCACATATTGAGATTATTAAAGGATACACATTCATACTTCTCTGATGTCTTAGAGAACGAAGATATGGATGGTTATAAAAGACTTAATGGTGTGTGTATCTTCATTTAAATTTAAGCACCCAATCCATATAAAGACTGACTGATGGAAAGACATCAAAATGGTCGGATGACGGAATTGGTAGACGTTAAGTGTTAGTATAGTAATATACAAAACCGTGGGTTAACAGTAGGTGCGCCAGCCTACATACAGGTTCGAATCCTGTTCCGACTATAAAATTGACTGAGTGACGAAATGGTAGACGTGCTCACGGCAGTGGTGTAAGTTATGGCGTTGAATAAAGAGAGAAGCCCAGAAATAAAGTAATAACAAGTTGTGGGTTCGAGTCCCACCTCAGTCACAAAAATAATAATTATGAAAGATGCATTGATTACATTTGAAACGGCAAAACTTGCTAAAGAAATGGGGTATAAACCATTATATCCTTCCACCGAATATGTGTGCGGGTTTATAGACGAAGATGATTTTTTAACCCCTCTTGAGTGCAAAATTCAGGAAGAAGATTGTGATAGAAACACATATTATCTTCGCCCCACACAACCCGAACTACAAAGATGGTTAAGAGACCAATATAAGCTTTATGTTCAAGTTACTTTAATTGAGGATATCGTAGGTATTACTGAAAGTTTTGATGTTATTGTTGCATCAATAACAAAACAAACATATGTCTATGAATCCAGCAATAGTTTAATTGATTATGAAACTGCATTGGAAGAAGGATTGTTTAACGCTTTAAAATTCATAAAATGAACAAAGATTTTGTTTCGTATGAGATTGGTTTAGAATTAAAGAAAATAGGTTTTAATATCCCCAATTCTCATTATTATCTATATGATGGAACTTTTGGAACATTTTCGTTTTATGACGAATCAACCAATACCGAATTGGTCAATAGGGTAGTGTCAGGTCTTGAAGATAAAACTTGTACTGCACCAAGGGTGAGTGAAGTGTTACGTTATTTTAGAGATGTACAAGGCTTATACGTAAATAATGTGCCCGAATTCTATACCAACGGAATTAACTTTAACTGGCAAATTTTGTGGTATACTCCAAAAGAAGAATGGAAATGCATTGATGGTTCTCCAAATATAATGAATACCTATTCTATCTATGACGCAACATTTCAATACGGGGATAATGGGGAATACCCAACACAAGAAGATGCTGACTTAGGTGCAATCAAATTAATGATTGAGATTATTAAAATCGGAAAAAACATCTACCTCGAAGAATTGGATAAAAAACGTTTAAATGGCGATTATGAATGGTAAATATTAATAAACTTGATATTTTGTAACATTTAAATCTTACTTTCGTATAATCAAATAAAATAATATAATGAAGAAGTTTACAGAAATTGGACAGTTTAGAAATGTGGTTAGAGAACTTAGAACTAATCACGATTATAAGGGTAGTGATGCAGATGGCAACCCGATTTATTCTCATGATACCCCATACCCAATATTGACATTTAGGGGTACGGTAAAAAATCATGGAACAAATGCTAGTATTGCGAAGTATTATCACAACGCTAATTCAGAACATGTCAGTGCTTATTTTACACATGAATTTCAATCAAGAGAAAACGTATTGAGTTTAGAAGCGGATAATGCAGGTTTTATGCGTGAAATGTTGCAAAAGGATTATCAAAAACTTTTTGATTATATTGATTTCAAAGAATCATGTGTAATCTATGGAGAGTGGTGTGGTAAGGGCATTCAAAAGGGTGTTGCAATTGCACAATTACCAAAGATGTTTATCATATTCGCTATCCGTATTGATGATGTTTATCAAGACATGACTAATTTTATTCATCTTAAAAATGAAGCACAACAGATTTATAATATCTTGCAATTCAAAACATATTCTGTTGATGTTGACTTTAATAAACCCGAATTAATTCAAAATAAAATTGTTGAATTAACGTTGGAAGTTGAAGATGAATGTCCTGTTGGTAAGTACTTCGGTGTTAGCGATATTGGTGAGGGAATTGTTTTTGAGGGTTTCACCGAACAATATGGTCAAAAGAGGTATATCTTCAAAAGTAAGGGTTTAAAACACTCAAACTCAAAGGTTAAGACTTTGAAACCAGTTGATAATGATAAAATTAATGCTTTAACTGAACTTGCTGAAACAGTAACTCCTACATGGAGATTGGAGCAAATGCTTACAGACGCATGTGATTTAAATAATGGTGGTCAGATTGACAGAAAGCATATGGGCACATACATTAAAATGGTTGTTGCAGATATACAGAAAGAAGATTCTGATATTATTAGTGAAGCAGGTTATGAATTGAAAGACATTGGTAAATATGTTTCCGAAATCGCTAAATTGTATTTCTTCGAACAAGAAAAAAATCAAATTTTTAATTAAAAATATTATGAAAGACGAGTTAGGTGACCGCATAAAAAATAGTTATGAAAACAGAACAAGGTATTATTTACCACGTAGAACCTATACTTTGGCGAGAATTGATGGTAAGGCATTTCATTCTTACACCAAAGGTTTGAAAAGACCTTTCGATATGGATTTAATTGAAGATATGGATAACACTGCTGCTTACCTTTGCAAGAACATTCAGGGTGCTAAGTTTGCATTTGTCCAATCTGATGAGATATCTATTCTATTAACTGATTTTGAAGCTATTGGTACTGATGCATGGTTTGATGGAAACGTTCAAAAAATGGCTAGTGTAAGTGCTAGTATGGCTACTGCAAAGTTTAATCAGTTAAGGATGATTCGTATATTAAGTTATAATACGGGTTTTGATTTTAATAAAATTAAACTTGCTGAGTTTGATTCACGTGTCTTTACCATTGCTTCTAAGGAAGAGGTTATGAATTATTTCGTATTTAGACAGCAAGATACTGTTAGAAATAGTATCTCAAGTGTTGCTCAAAGTTTATATTCACACAAAGAACTTAATGGTAAGAATAATTCCGAACAACAGGAAATGATTTTTCAAAAGGGTACTAATTGGAACGATTTATTTCCAAAACTAAAAAGAGGAAGGTTTATCACTAAGGTTATGACTGAAAAAGAGGCTGATCCTAATATCCCCAATAGTGTTACAACCATTAGAAGTGCATGGGTAAGTATTGAATGTCCTACATTCACAAAAGAAAGAGAATTTTTAATTGAAAAAATCCCCAATTTATTGTAACATTTTTTATATTACTTTCGTATTATAAATTCTAAAACAAATATTAATAATTTAAAAACAAAA